GCGTGAGTATTTCTGTCCAGACAGGATCAGACATTTACCTCACCTCTTTTTCTTTTTAATCGCTTTTGGCTTAACCGCTGTCTCAACTTCCCTGTCGAGTGCCGCTGTCTCGATAATCGGCTCTTGTTTCCGCATAATTAAAACGGCGTAACCGTTGGCGATTAGGCTGTCGGCTACGCTGTCCATTACATCGATTATCTGACCTGGAGCTGCCATAAGAGAGGGTGTTGCGAAGCGGGTCAGCATTTTAACTTTTGTCACGACAATGCAACCCCCTCAATAGTGAATACAAACTGCCCTGAAAGCGTGGCTCCTCCATTGGCAACGGTTATTTTAATGCGCTCGTCAGCAAGGCATATCGGCGCATAAGCACCTGTGATGTCCGCTCCTGTGTTGTCCTGCGCCTGTGCGAGCGGATGGATGACTTTTGAAGCTGAGAGGTCATCGTTTGTCCAAATAATCGCACCGCTGACATCAGCGATGATATCAATGTCCGTTGCCGCATCAAGACCACCCGATATGGGTTTGACATATTCGACAGTTCGGACAAGTCCGTTGCACTGAGGCGAATAAGCGACAGCCGCACCCAATGCGCTTGTGGTTACATTAACGGTGAAGCGTGATAGTTTCATATCCTCACCTCCTAAGAGGTTTTGAGGATTCCCACACCCTCAAGAGCGGCGAGTATGGCGTTGACAGCTGTTGCTATCTGAGTTCCACTGGCGTCATTAGCTATATCAGCGATATGGTTCGCCTGAGTCCCGGCTTTTGATATTTTCCCAGTGGCGGCAATACTGAGTTCCCCGCCAATGACGGATTTATCGCCACCCTGTTCAACATAATTCTTTGCGTTATAACTCATTTTTTAGCCTCCTTAATCAAATAAAAAAGGGAGGCATATAGCCCCCCTTGTCAGTTATGCTGTGCCTTCAGCGGGTGATACGTGAGCCTCAATTGCAAGTGTGCCTGAGAGTGCGCTTACAACAGGAGCCTTCACTGGTCCGTAAAGGATCGCCCATATTTCGCCGAGGGCCGAAGATGCGGTGCGTGTTGCGCTGAGCTGAAGGTATCTCTCCTGCGGACGGTTAATATCGATAGCGACACCTTCATCGGAAGTTCCTGACGTGACCTTAGTTCCAACAAGGTCAGCGGCTGTTGCTCCGTTTGCCGCCACGTCCTGTTTGACCTTGATGTAATTTCCTGCGTTTGCCGTTGCAAAGCGGGTCATAAAGATGCAACCCTCAAATCCGCAGGTGTCAATTACATCAGACAGGACTTCAGTTGTCGCGGCGGTCTGCGCCGCCTTTGCCAGTACAATTTTTACATTTTCACTGAGCATTTAAAGCCCTCCTTATCCGAGTTTCACACGGACAAATGCGGATTCAAGGACAGGTGCGCCGTCTCCGTAGTAGCGGCCGATGAAACCGACCTGTGATGTCCCTGCGTACAGCTCGTTGAGTCTCTGAACGTTAAGTCCCTGAAGTTCGGCAATCCAGTAATACTGCCAGTTAGCAAGTGCGCCAACGTAAGCCGCCGATTGAATTGTTGAAGGTGCGTATTCGCTCTCATCTACGGGCAGACCGAGGAGCCTGTCAGCTTCTCCTGCGACAAGTCCGGGAGACCAGAGGTACTGTCCTTCGCCGTCTTTGAGTTTAGAGATCATCTTTATAAGATCCCTGTGGAATACCCAGCGTGCGGTCTTGCGATACTGTGCGGCAAGTTTGAATTTGGCGTTAATAAGTCCATCCGCTGACACAGCAGAGGCAGTATTCCCTGTCGCTTCGTCCTGTCCTGTGTTAATACCGTTCGGCGATGCGGTGAAGATACCGAGAGGCTGACCGTCACCGGAACCGTTAAGAAATCCGTTCTCCTGTGTGATTGCGAACTTATAAGCCAACCTGTCAGCGATAATTCCCTCAATGGGGAGTGCGCTGGTCAACAGGAGTTTCATGGAAACCTTAATCAGCTTAGAGAGCTGTATCGGTTTGAGTTCACGGCGACCAAACGCCATGGTTGTGTCTTCATGCGGTGCGGCGATCTCAGTTGTCCATGTCGGGTCAGTGAGGTCGGTGTCAAGGCTAGGCACACCAAGGGAGTCGGCAGAAGTTACCGCCATAACACTAGCGAAGTTCCTGACGAATACAGCGTTGTCGAGTCCTTTTATCAGCCTTGCTACAAACTGCTCTGATGCGTGGAGATAACCACCTGTTGCGTCTGCATCATTAGCAAGCGCACGATATTCCGCACTGTCGCCAGTTACGAGATAACGCCTGAACGCCGATATTTTGCGCTCTTCAGGCGTAGTTTCAACTTTCCCTGATTCTGCCTTTTCAAAGCCCCTTATGTCAGCTTCAGCGAGGAGAAGGCGTTCCTCATCTTTGATTTTTGTGTTTATTACCCCAATATCAGCGAACATCTTGTCGTAAGATGCGCGCTCTTCCGTTGAAAATTCCCTCTTTTCAGCTTCAACCCTGTCAAGGAGTGCCCTTGATTCCATAACTATTTGTGCTTTTTTTGCCTTCATTTCGTTGATCTTGTCCATATTTTCAATTCCTCCTGTTAGTCGATTTCAGCCAAGTCAAGCCTGGCTTTCATAAGTCCATAGTCAGGTGCTTCTTCTTCCTGACTTTCCTCTGTGCGCTCGTTCTGATGCTCCTCAAATATCTCTTTATGACTTCTGACCCCGGTAGTTGCTTCGGGATATGCGGGATAGGTGACAGGTGAGACATCGTAGAGGTTGCCTACGCTTTTGATTGTGCGGATGGATGGCTTCTGTGTGTCGTCCCACTCCTCGACACCTCCGGACATAGAAAAAGCGAAGGAACTCTCTGCTATGTCCCCTCGCTCTATGCTTGAAACTATGTCCCGCGCCCATTGTGTGTCAGGCGGGTCTATCTCGTAGTGAAGCCCGACATCGTCCTCCGTCAGAGAGACCGTCTCGGCTGATTGCCGACCTAAAATGTAATTCGGATCGTGATTAAACAATGCCCTGACATCAGATTTTTTGAGTGCTTCTGTAAATGCGCCAGGTGCAATCTGTTCACGGAATCCCCACATCTCCTCGGAGAGTGAGTTAAACTTTGCGGCGTACCCTACTATTTTTTTTGATCCGCCTTCGTCTGCCTTGACCCGCATCTCCTGCGGGATAAAGCGCACCTCTTTTTTAATCATTCTTGAGTCTCACCTCCTCCATTCTGTTTTATTCCTTTAACGGCGTTGTCAAGGGTTATCATCGCTCCCTGCACAAGATGATGGTCGCCGTTTTCAATGGGCGGCAGATTTTCAAGTGACCGCACCTCATTGATAGATTTAAGACCGGAGTTGATCGCCGTGCGATATGCCTCATAGCGCGACTTAACATCACCCCTGAGAAGTCCGTCAGTGACGAACTCAACAAAGTATTCCCCCCGCTCGTGCGGCAGGAATAGTCGCCAGTTCATAGCCTGTTCGATGCGGCTCAACCATGGTGTCAATGTGAACATGACAAATTCAAGGCTCAACTGGTCAATGTTACTGAATGTCGCTTTCTCGAGATCATTTATCAAGTGCGCCGGAACTCTGAAGATTCCCGCTATTTCAGAGCGGTTGAACTTCATCGTCTCCAAGAGTTGAGCATCAGCAGGGCTTATCGTGATCGGCTGATATTTAGAACCGCCTTCGAGAACTGCGGTCTTGCCTACGTTCGCCCCTGAGAAAGCTGCCTCCCATGAAGCCTTGAGCCTCTGAAGCTGCTCATCGTTTAAGTTGCCCTCATAACTGAGAACACCGCCAGGCCGTGCGCCGTTGCCAAATACTGCGCCACAATGTTTTGATGCCGAGATGCCTGTACCGATGGTCTCAGCCGCCATTCTGATTGGCGAATAACCGATGATGCCGTCATAACTGAGTCCGGGTATGTGGAGTATTTGCTCCTTGAGATAGCGTTTTGTCTGCCCTTTATCGTCTGCAACTTCATAAACCAACTTGTTATTTGTGACCAACCGCTTCGGAGTGACTTTATCGGGACCCAATAACTTGATTGAGCGTGGTCGCCCTGTGCCGTCAAAGTCGATAAAACTGTAAGCGTTGCCCCATGAGCAAAGGTGAGACATTGTTGATTCTTTCCACGAGAACGCCGAGACTTCCTCGTCAGGACGAAGATGAAGTAAAGGGTATATCGGGTGGTCGGCAACCTCCTGCTTGCCGCCACTGGGCAGCCGTCTGAATACCTTCAAGGGCATTTGAGCGACTGATTCACTTAACACCCTGATACAGCTATAAACTGCCGCCAACCTCATTGCTGTCGCTTCGTTGACCGTTTCTCCTGACGAGACAGCGGGTCCGAACATAGAGACCCACGCTTGGTCAGGATCTTGTGAGACTAAAAAGCGCATCTCGAGTGCCTTGTTGATGAGTGGTATTTTTATTTTCAATTTCTCACCTCTCTCCTAAAGTGTTATTATTCCGCGCTGGGCGTAAGGGGATTCTTCTTCGCCCTGCTGTCCGATATAGCGGGAGTACGCCATGATTGCGGCTATAAGTCCGTCAATTTTGCGCCTCTTAACCTTCGCCGCCTTATCCAACTTCACGTTGCCCGCAGGGTCAGTAACAACCTCGCAGTTTGTAAGCATCCATGTCGTTACGGGATTATCTCCATGATGGAACTCACCCGCACATATTGCCCTTTGGATGGCTTTTGTTGGAGGCGACATAGACAAAAATCCCTGGCGCATGTCCACGCAAGGGATTTTCTCTGCAATTAGATGGTTAGTTAGCTGTGTGGCGTTATAAGGGTCTGTGGCTAGTTCTATGACCTTGTAATCTTTCGCCATCTGCCGTATGTCTTCTTCGATGTAGTCATAATCAATTACATTGCCGGGCGTTAAAGTTATATATCCTTCCTTCGCCCATTCCTCATAAGGCACTCTGTCGCGTCTTGCCCGCTCCTCGATGTCGTCTTCAGGCAGATAATATTTCCAAATAGCCTGTACCGTGCCGTCATCGTCAGGGAAGACGGCGCAGATTGCCGAGATGTCATTAACGGATGAAAGGTCAGCTCCAAGATAGCATTGTCTGCCTTTTAAGGCCTTTATATCAACCTTACCCGCCGAAGCAAGCCATGTTTCTAGGTCTATCCAGCCCTCAGATGAAGATGTCCAGACGTTCATGCGAAGCCTCAGAAATGCGTTCTTTGATGCTGAGCTGTTCTTAGCCTTGTTGCAGCGTTCCCTCATTTCCTCAATGTCTATTGTTTCACCGAGCGAAGGGTTCGCTTTGATCCAAACGTCTTCGTCTGTCCAGTCATCATCATCATCAAGTGTGAAGATTATGCCGAATACTGTCTCATCTTGGATTATGCCGTTGAGAATATTCTCTATGTAGTCGTGCATTTCACGGCAAATAGACTCTCTTGCAACTCCCGCTGTGGTGATGGCTACTATTAACGGCTGTTCCCTTGCTCCTGTCGCCGTGTCAAGAACATCATAGAGGTCTCTTGTTCGATGGGCGTGGAGTTCGTCAATGATGGCGCACGATACGTTGAGTCCGTCAAGGCTGTTATAATCTGCGCTGAGTGGCTCAAAGATACTTACTGTGTCCTCGACCGCAAGGCTGTCTTTATATACCTTGATGTATTTTCTTAGGTGAGGTGAGGACTTGACCATCTGTTTAGCTGCCGTGTGGACTATTTTGGCCTGTCCCCGCATGGTTGCCGCCGAGTAGACTTCCGCAGCAGCTTCACCGTCCATGTCAAGCATGTATAATCCAGTACCCGCCGCCCATTCTGACTTACCGTTCTTCCTCGCAACTTCAATATAAGCGGTCCTAAACCGTCTAAATCCTGTCTTTTTCTTTTTCCAACCAAAGATGATATAGGTGATTGCCTGTTGCCAAGGGAGCATAATAAAGTTTTTACCCGCCCATTTGCCTTTGTAGTGCTTGTATTGGGTAAATGCCTTGAGCGCAACCTCTCCCGCATCAGGGTCAAAGTAGTATCCTTTAAGTCCTTTGAGGTCTTTTATGTGGCGGTCAATTGCTTTTCTGACCCATTTACAGGCAACGATCCGTCCATAATGGATGTCCTGTATATATTTTTCTGCCCACTCCCGGCTATTCTCGCTTGGCTTCCCTTTCTTTACGCTGGCTTTGCCGCATCGCGCCATAGTCATCACCGTCCTCTGTCTTACTTTCGAGAGGCTGTAAGACCCGCCTCTTAGAAGATGGTGTTAACCCAAACTCAGACTCAAGGCGCAGCAGTTCAGCCTGTGCATCTCGCATAATGCGCCATGATGGGTTGTAGCGTTCATTAGACATGTTCTTATTAATAATTATGCCCCGATCTTTTACATCTGCAACCGCATCAAAATATATCTTTTGTAGTTGTGAATAACGGAGATATGCTAAACGATCGCTTGTTTTAACAATGCCCGCCATTGAAAGGTTGTCCCATAACTCCTTAGCGTTCGGAATATACTCATAATCGCTTTGAGGAGCGTTGTCTATTTCTAGCTTAACCGGAGGCGGTTCTTTTTTATGGTGGCTACGACCGGACAACTCACTTATTTTAATTGGCTTTGGTTTAGGTCCGCGCGCACCCATAAAATCATCTCCTTAACTCGCAACCTTATTGAAAATTTGTTTCGTTGTTTCGTTTATTGCCTGTCCCCCTGTTAGGTTTTGCCATCTTTTTATAATTACATCAACATATTTAGGGTCGAGTTCCATCATGTAACAAGTACGGTTTAATTGTTCACACGCTATTAAGGTGCTTCCGCTTCCGCCGAATACATCAAGGACGGTTTCGTTTTCTCGACTGCTTGACTTTATCGCCCTACTACACAACGCAATTGGCTTAGGAGTTGCGTGTCCGCCTGTGAACTCTCGCTCATTGTTATTCGTTCTGTCAAACTTCCAAACATTATTCATATTGTCGTGGGTGTTATCAAAGTATGCTCTTGTTGAATAATACTCTCTTTTTATTTGCTCGTACTCTCTTTTTATTTGCTCGTACTCTCTTTTTATTTGCTCGTACTCTTTGCCGAACGCTCCGTACTCTTTGCCGAACGCTTGCAGCTTTTTATAATTTTCTTCTGTTGGGAAACACCATTGGCTTTTTGTAAAATAGTGTTTCCCCATTTCGTTACTTAAAGCCTTTCGCCAGTTTTTAGCACCTCCACACTTTTCCATTTCCTCATTAAGGTACTTTCTTATAGGCTCCCAACCATTAAAATAGTTGTCTGCATTATCATTAAAGCCTTGTATCCCAATCATAACAAACAAACATTTCTCGTCTGCTGGTGGGTACATTCTAAACTCTTCTGACAATTGCCCTTGTCCGTATCCTTTATCCCAAGTCAAAAGGTTTCTAAAAGTTATTTTATTTTCACGCATCATAGGCTTTAATATGTTGCTATAAATATCCATTAAAGGCTCATCAATGCCCCAACAATACCAACTGCCATTGTCTTTTAATGCGTCAAAAGTATGGGGTATCCATTGCTTGTTAAACTCAAGCAATTTATCATAATTCAAATTATCGTTAAGTACTCCGTCTGCTTCTTTTTTCATTCCGTAAGGCGGGTCAGTAAAAACCAAATCCGCTTTATCTCCGTTCATCAGTCTTTTAACTGTCTGTCCGTCTGTTGCATCCCCACACATCAACCGATGTCTTCCGAGTTTCCAAACATCACCGAGGACGCTGACGACTTCCTCGGTTATCTCAGGCACTTCATCCTCAGTAATTTCCTTATCATCATCCAAGTTAAAGCTCACATCGTCTCCGAAGCCGGGTATCGTTATGTCGTCTCCGTAGTTAGATATAATCTGCTGCAAAATATCCTCATCCCACTCTGCCAACTCCGCTGTTCTATTATCTGTAACAGATAGCCTCGCAAATTGTTTGTCGTCTAAGTCTCGATACTCTACCCATCCCTCTTTAATTCCTAGCTCTTGCATGGCTATGTACATTCCATTGCCAACGCAAATTTTATTTGTGCCTTTTTGTACGACAAACGGACGGTACTGTGGATTCTCTTGGAGGCTCTGTTTAATAGCAAGTATGTTTTGCGGGCTATGTTTACGTGCGTTATTAGGATCAGGCTTTAATTCTGATAAATTCACTTTTACTATATTCATTTTCATCTCTCCATTTTGGTTTTTAGCCCTAAATAGGGGCGCGTGTAAAAGGAGG